TTCTATTAATATAGTTACATTATGGTTGCTTATTTTTTTGTCTAATTTGCCAAATGCATTTCCTAATTGATTCAAATTGAAATTAATTCGTTGTTTCGGCGAACCTAATACAATTTTTTCAATTCCCATGGCAATACAAGCATCAATTAATTGATCCATGTGCCTTAAGAAACTAGCATCGCCTATTTCTGTAACATCTGAATTAAACAATACTGATTGTGTTGATTTAACCTCAATATGTGATGAATTAATCATATCACGCAATATTGTTAATTTATCCACATCAATTGGATTCCATGGGCTATGTTTTGGTATTACCATTTCTATGCAAGATATGCCGGTGGCATTCAATGCATTCAATGTTGTATCAAAATGATCAATGCCCGGCCAAGCTAGTTCACTAATTCCTAATTTCATTATTTCCAAACATGTTTATCATGGGTTGCACTTAATATTTTATCATCTTGGAACGCAACCCGAATTAGCTTTTCTGGGTAAAAACAATGTACATCATTTTCAATTATTGACCAATTGCCTGTTGGTAATACAACTAATGTTTCGTTATCTTCTGACTTATGTATACATTGCAATTCATTTGAAATTTGCGGGTTTAATTTAGTTTTTTGTATGGAATGATAATTCTCCAAAACATTATCATAAAATGTATTCCATTTCGACATTACTTCTGGCGATCCCATACACCACCAATCACATATATCATTGTAATGGAATTCTGCATCACATTTGGAGTCGATACTACATTTTATACATCCACCTCCGCCTCCTGCATGCACGTGGGTGCCAGAATTAACTATTAGTATATCTTTGAATTCTGTCACATTTAAAATATCATTATAAGACACAAAAAAGTCTGAAACATCGGATCTACATAACATTACTACATCATAATTATTCATATCAACTAATGATGTTGCTTTTTGTCGAATAAAACATTGAGATGTTATCCGGGAAAATGTAGCTTTATAATCTGCAGTATGAATCATAATTGGATCTTCTGCTTTATATTTCAATTTATTAAAATAACTTAAATCATTATCAGTAACATAATATGACTTCACTGTAAGTTCATTAGATATATGTGCAATGGTATCATGTATAGATTCATTAGAATAAAATGCTAAATAAAAATGTACATTAAAATTTAAACTAAACCGTTTCCAATCATCAATTCTATTTAGTATATCGCGAGGTTCTCCAAACAAACAAACTGCTATAGCAGTATTTTGTAAACTAAAACTATTAACCAATTCTTGTAGTTCATATAGTATTTGAGTTTTTGTTCTTACATACCCATATGGATTAGAAATTGTTTTAAAATTATATGTAATTGGTGGTGATTTTGTATCTACTTGTTTTTTATTTATATCAAATATGTTTAAAATATCCGAGGTATCTATTGGCTCGGTAAATAAATTTATTGTTAATGCATGATGATTAAATAGATTTAGACAATGGGTTGTATCTGAAACTATATCATTCAAATTATACCATTGAAATGAAGAATTGTAATTTATTTTATCAATGTTATTATTATGCAGTAAATCATATAATATGTTTTTCTTTATATGTTTTCCAAATAATGCAGGTAATCTTAAAACTAATAATTTTTGATATGATAGTGTTGATGTAATTAGTTTTTCAAAAATTAATCGGTTTGATCCATATGACGGAGTAGATATCGTTAGTTCATATGATTCGTCTGAATTAACTGGGGCATTATGATAAACATCGATTGTAGAATACAATACAATTGTTCCATATTGTTTTTTTGATAAAATATTTAAAATGTTAAATATATTTTCTAAATCCTTTTGTGGCTCTAAATTAACTTTCCATTTTGTTGCTGGCAAACAAGCTAAATATAATTCAGTTGTTGTATCTGTTTGTATGTTAATTAATTCATTGATATTGGTGCTATTAAATTCGTGATCAAATTTTACCGAATCTTTTAGAGTTGTCCCAATTAAACCAGTATTACCTATTAATATTTTCATTGATGTAATTTTCTAATGTATATATTCCTTGAATTTTCCCTGTTATACATGTTATAATATTATCATGTTTTACAATAACTGGGGCACGATCAGCTGATTCGGAATATTTCTTAACTTTAACTGACGTATAATATGAATTATATACAAAGTCTGTTAAAAATTGTTTGTAATAAAATGATATTTTATGTTCAATGGTTTCTTTGTTATGTAATAAATCAGATGTTGTTATTAAGAACTTTTGAATATCATTAAAACATTTACTAGTATATAATGGCGTATATTCAACATCTGTAACTGTGTATTGATTACCTATATATGGATAAATTGAAAATAATGGTCCATCTACCATGGTAACAGACCCAAATTTATTATCAGAAATGCGATCATATATCAAGGTTAAACTTAATTCAAAAAAATGATCTGATAATGGTTTTAATTGATTATTTGTAACATTTATTACATAATCATATTCTTTAGATAATAAATTTAAGTCAGATTCATTAATTGTTTTTATTCTGAAAATATCTTGCAATTCTTGTTGAAAAAATGCCTTTGATTTAACTGGGTCGATATATTTTTCGTCAACAATTACACTTCCTTCGATGTTATTAAAATGCTTTAAAGGTTGTTCAGTAAAATTGATTTGTTCGTGGGTGAATATGGTTTTAAATGTTCCATAATCAATTAATGATTTATCTATAGGAATAACATAATAATTATGATCAATATCTGAAACTAGATTTGGATAATCTTGTATAAATGTATCGAATGTTGTTTGACATAAATTTCTAGTTTTTTGATTTCTACTATAATGAAATCCTTTATGTAATCTATTTTGATTAAAAAACGAAGATCCAGAAAAAATGCCAGATTTGTCAAACAATTTTACATCATGATGCTGTTTTAATTTATTTGCCATATGGCACCCTAACCAACCAGCTCCAATTATTGCAATTTTCTTTGAACTCATAATGTTGTATAAAAATTATTTTGTTTAATTTGTTTTTCAATTGTTTTTGGGTGATATAATGCAAATTCTTCCATTTCTGGCAAAACTGTGTATGATTTAAAACCGTCTAATCGTTCATGCACTTTATTGATCCATTTAATCTCAGGTTTGTTTTTCCAAATTCTCCACTGATTGTCTGGCCAATTAATCCATCCTTTTTCATTGACTGCCCAGCCCCATTGTTGCATATGATCCTGATCCATGCCTTCTACTGTGTTAACGCGTGGCACTAAAAATACATCACAATCAGAATTTTCTTCTAATAACGCTGGTAGTATTTCAATTAACTTTTCATGAGGCAATTCGTCGGCATCAATTTGAAAAATATAATCTCCAGTACAATATGGAGCTATATTATTCTTAAATGTAGCGAAATCATTGTTTAATGATCTAAATGCAACTTGTAAGTGAGCTTGCACGTGATGTTGCATGATAAACTCATGCACTTGTTCCTTTTCAGGAATCTTATCAAAGAAATCCGATCTTTGTAAATCCATTAACACTAAAATCTGATCTTGTTCTCGTTTATGTTTTAACAGAAATGCAATGAGCCGTTTAATTTCTTCGACTTCATTGCATACCGTAACCGCGTAACTTATTTTCATATTATATTATAATGAATTTAATGTTTAAATCAAATCTTTTGAAGCTTCGGAAGTTTTAATTCTAATGGCTTTGGAATTGATTCTAACCCAGTATCAACTGTTTCTAATACGGTTGTATATGTTTGTGCGACAGCTGTTTTGGTAAATGTCGAATTAACAAAATAGCGTTGACGTTTTGCTAATTCAGCCCACTTCTTGTAGTTTTTACGAACATCTTTCATCATAGCTGAAGCATATCCATAATCAACACTAAACCATTTTGCATCTCCAATTAAAAACTCATTTTGTGCTGATGCATGAATCGGTGTTAATTGGCCTGGTAGTGCACAAATAAAATCCTTTTTGAGGAAATCTACTTGACCTGAATAATGCGGCGCAATAATTGGTTTGCTTGTTGCTGAGAATTCTAATAATGGTCTTCCAAATCCTTCTGCTTTTGTAAATGACACAAATGCTTTGACTTTTGGATGATTGTATAGTGAATTCATTTCAGCATCCGTTAAATCTCCATGCACTAAATAAACATTGGGTAATTTTGCAGTACCGTACATATCTCGAACTTGATTGATTCGGCCTTCAATATCCATTCGGTCCATAATACTATATGTTGCACCTGATGTTTTTAATATAAGTGCTGGTGCATCTTTAACATCTTTAAACGCATGGAAAAAGCAATGTACCATGGCTCCTATGTTTTTTCGGTCTTCGCCTAATTGGCCTTGCAACCAATGTCCGACTGATAAGAAGGCAAATGATTCGGTAACTGAATCTAATTCAGATAGTACAGTATCAGTTGATGATTTATACACTGTTTCATCAAAATATTCTGGAACTACTTCAATTCGAGTTGTAATCAACATGTTGTTGCGTTTCGCTGTTTCCTCAAATGTGGAACGAGTGAATTCACTAGGTACAATTATCAATTGCATTGTGTTGATGGTTTCAATCCATTGTGCTGGACAAATATCTCCTTCAGTTCCAGCCGTTACGCCAATATTGTATTTTCCAACAGCTTGAAACTCATTCGGAACTGAAATCTGAATCCATACATCTGGTTGTTCTGTTAATGGTAATGGAATTATACGAAGTTGCAAATCCACAGAAATTGGATAAGTCATCGGAGTATGTCCCCATGGCAATGAAACTAGTTTTACATCCCATTCAGCCCCTCGTTGTTCTATAATATTTGTGATCACTTCACGCGCGTGATGACCATAACCGCTTTGTGTCGCTACTGGCGACGCTATAACTACTTTTCTCATTGTGTTACTATTCCTGTTTGTTCGTATTTAGGAGCTTCTACTTTTGTTACTGTGAATAATGGTCTTAATTCTCTATGCATTGCAAATAAATCTCTAAACATTGAAATCATTTTGTTACCCATCTGTTCTGCCGTTAATCCATTAGCTAATGCCCATTCTCTGCCAGATAATGCCATTTCAGATCTCAATGTTTCTGGAGTTGTATACCAATATGCAATTGCATCTGCTACATCTTCAAAACTTACTCGGTCATCAAAAATATAAGGTGTTGATGGAGATCCTTGTAATGATCTGTTGCTTGGAAATACTGGCTTTACCCATATTCCATGCAATTTATACTTACCGGTGTGATTAGTTGCAAATTGACCGTCAAAACGAATCCATTCATCATTTTCATCAACGAATCCACATTGATCCTGAAGTCCACCTGTAACATTGTTAATGATTGGACATCCTGCTAAGATTGCTTCAGTGCTACTTAGTCCCCAACCTTCATTGCTACCAATATTGATAGTAACGTCAGCAACATTGTACATTGCATTTAGTTCAGCTGCGACAACTTTTTGTTCTGAAAAGATAATTTTGCAGGTAGGAGCCAAAGTTTTTGCAATTGCTCTTAAATCAGTTCCATTTTCATCAACTGCTTGAGTATGCATTAACAATGCTATTTTGTTTTGTTGTTCAATTGGCAATGTATCCACAAATGTTTTAAATGCTAAAATTACATCGCCTGGTTGTTTTCTTCGAATATTGCGATTATTCCAAAACACAACAAAATCAACTTTATTATCTTGTTTGATTTTTTTATGCATTGCAACATATGCTGGGTCACTTGAGCTTAATGGTTTAAACACATTATGATTCAACCCGTGAGGAACATATCCCGTAATTACTTGGTTCCATTTTTTATTCGATGGTAAATGATCTGATTCATCATAGTTAATAACGCCAAATCCATTCTGTTTAAGCACTTCTCTGTGGATATTGTCAGATTGCTTGCTAATTCCCATAATCATATCACAGCTCGCATAAAAAGGTGCGTTCCACATTGGATATGGTAAATCATCCCAGATAGAATAATATGTGATTGGAATATTGAATGTTGTTTTTATTTCATGCTCAATTGCATATAACCATGTCCAATAACGTGGATCTGTAAAGTGAAGAATTGCATCAGGCTGTTCCTGATTGATAATTGCAAACAAAATGTTTCGATCGCCATATCCATTCCATGGAATCAATTTAACTGATGCATCTGTCACGCCAGTCTCATTGATTACCTCAGCAGATAGATCAAATGCTTGTCCCGCATCTGGGTGATTAATTGCAGCGCCTAACTGAACCCAATCAAACTCTTTAACTGTGTTTAAAATAATTTCTTTGCTGATAGTTCCGATACCAGATGGCAAACGGAAATCATCTCCTAGTAATAGGATTTTTTTCTTTTTTGATAACTCCATGTATTCCTTGTAACTTTTATATAAATATAGTTTAACCTAATATAACCACCGGTTTACCAAGTTTTTGTTGCTTTGTGTATGCTGTTTTTAAAACAGGATCTAACTGATCTTCTTGGGTCATTATCATCATAAAATCACATTGTTCCGCAATTAATTTCATGCGATGATGAAGTTGACTAAAATGATATGATTTACCATAATATGTTTCTGGCATTGCTGAGTATAAATTGTACCCAGAAAATGATGGATTAAATTCCTGATAGTTTATTCCAAATTCTAAGGCATATTTTCTAACCATACTGTTAGCACCCTCATTCCCTCCAGCTCCTATAACTGTTAATTCATCGCCAAATTGTTTGTTTAGTCGAAACAGTGTATCTTGAACTTTTCTTTTATTTTGCCACCCAGTGCTACCTATAACTGCTACTTTTTTCATTTTGATTTTTCATATAAAAATTTAACACTCTTGGGAAGATGCCCATATGCTAATCGGAGCATTGATTCCAACTCTGTACGATTTGCTTTACACTGTGGATCTGAGATATCAGTTAACAATGTATATTCATATTTTGTCCAACCAGTATATGGAGACTTCTTTTGAATTTCAAATCCATATACATATGTATGTTTATGTTTAAACTGAATCATATTACTATTATAATCAATTTTATTCACGAATCCTAGATTCTTTAGGGCAATTTGCATAATCTTCTTTGAATGGACAATATTTGCAATTCTTTGCTCCTTTACCAGCAACCGCTAAATAGGTGCGGTCTGCATTTTTATTGCCTTCTTGGTCAAAACACAATTCAACAAAGGTATCAATTGCTTTCTGCACTTTGCGCTGAGTAACCGTACCAGATGCTGGACGAAGTTGTTGTATTCTTTTTTGTGGAAACATTGAATCTTCTATCAATTTGCGTTTAACAATAAAAAATTCAACATCGATTTTCTCAATTGGAGTACCAAATTGTTGATGAAAATAGTTTTTATATGCAATTAGTTGTGCCATTTTTACACTGTCTGCCTTTTGATATTTGTTCCAACCACTTCTGCTTGTTTTGATATCTAGTATTAAAATTTCATTGGTCTTTGTGTTTCTCAAAACAACATCAATAAAACCATACCAGAACACAGAAGGATTCTTGCTTGAAGCTTGAGTACATAGTTCCATCTCAATTGCTACAAGTTCCATATCCTTTGAAGAAAAATAGGTTGAACGTCTATTTTTAAACCAATTTAAAATAGCAACACCATCTTCTAGATACTCAGCTAATTGCAATGGGTTTGAATAATGTTCGCCATTCATTGCTGCAACCGTGCGTAAATATTCATTTCGAAGATTAGTTGTTAATAGTCCTTGCAAATCAATTCTATCAGCATTCTTTATAGAATCAGTGTACATCACTGTTAAATATGTTTGCAGGGTTTCATGAAAGGCTGTTCCAAAACAAGTATCAATGCTAGACTGAAATGGAGCTAGTCCATCGATGTAAGCAAGTTTCCATTGCTGTGGACATTTCTCATACATAGACCATTGTGAATATGAAATCTTTCTAGGAACAGTTGTAGCATCTCGCAATGATAGCTTATAGATAGGAGCTATGTAATTTACATTTTCTTTCATACTATATTATAATGAAATATTTGATAAAAACCAAAAGAACAGTAAAAAAGCCGCAACATTTCTGCTACGGCTTTTCATTATATATTGTGGTTTAGTTATTTAACATTCAAGAATGTTCCTGCGCCTCCTGCTACAGTGGTTGGCAATACTCCATCCCATTTGCTAGCTTTTGTATACTCAATATACATTGGCGTCAATTCCATCTGTTTCAACTTAATTGCTAGTGCTGCTGCTTTGGCATTAATAATTGTCTCAGCTGAGTCTGCTCTTGCTACTGCTACTTTTCTCTTACCCTCAGCAATTGCTGTCAATGCTTGTTGCTCAGATGCTTCTGCTTGCTGGATTGCTTTTGTTTTAGATATAATTGCTTCTTGCAATGCTTCTGGTGGTGTGATATTTGTTCTTAGTTGAGATACATCAAACCATTTTGTCAATCGCTTATTACATTCTACAACAATTGCGGCTTCGAATTCTTGTCGGTGACTAAAGATTGAGTCAACTTCCCATTTATTTGCTTCATCATTAACTGCCCCAACAATTGCATTTTTTAGCCAGCCTTGTTCAATAGATTTAATATCCAATCGAAGATTCACAAACATGTCCCCAATATTGTTTTCCTTCAAGGAATAGTTAAAGGTTGGTTTAATAGTTGCTGAGAATCCTCCTTTTGTAATTACCACCTGGTCATCATATTCGATGTGTTGTTGGTACAATGGAAATTCTTTAACTTGCTCAGTCCACGAATTGTATACTACCCAACCTGTCTTGTATTGATAGTTAGTTACGCCACGCTGTGATCCTACCAAACTAATCTTTAGTCCTTTGTAACCACTGTCAATTTTTTCAACACTATATGGCTGAACGAATGCAATA